CATCAGATCGTCTTCGATCTTCGGAATGAAGCACGCCGAGAGCTGGGGACGGGTGTAGCTGTCCGTCACCGGCTTGATCTTGTCGTCGTGCTTGTCCCAGGCGCAGTTGCCAGCGGGCTCGCCCCTGATGTCGTACGCCTCTGCTAACCCGCAGTTAAACCAGACCGGAGAGTTGAACGCCGCTCGCTGCGTGACGAGCAGGTAGGCCAACTCGTGCTCGAAAATTTCAGCGTCGGCATCACTAGCGAAGTACTCCTGCCGGTCACCGGATAGGCGCACGGCGCGAGAGACGCGACCTACGACCTGCCGCACGCTGCTCTCTGCGCCGTCGTTCGGAACGCCCGCCTTGCGGAAATACTTGCTGACCACGATGTCGGTGGCTAATTGACTCCAGTCAGCGGGAACCTCGACGCCCTTCATCTCAAAGACGACGACGCCACCCGTGCCCTGGATCACTGAGTTGCGCTTCTCCCAGTTGATAGCGTCGAACGGGTGCAGCACGCCCTTGGTGGTCGCCATTTGTGCCGTGAACTTGCGGGTTACGCGGAGCCTCTTGCCCCCAACAGTCACACTCATCTATTTCTCCTACTACCTGCCTACAAAAGACTACTACCAGCCCGCTGACCACTTGAACGCGCGGACGGTGAGGCCAGCTATCAGGCCGACCAAGGGCAAGAGGAGACACGCTACCAGGGTGATCGAGATGAAGAACGCGCGTATCCGCGCGTCTCGGGCAAGACTAGCCTCGTCGGACAGACGATACTCCTCCTGCAACTCCACCTTAACCTCCTCACGCCGCGCAACGTCCGCAAGGTCTGGTGTCTCCTCTCGCCCGAGAGCCACTAACTACCCGCAGGGGCGAGGCGGGGCTGCGGTTCCTGCATCCACGGACCGAGGTTGGCACGCTCCAACGCCTCGTCCAGCGAGATGGCCGGGTCCACGTCGAGCGACATGCACCAACGCATCGCTACCAACTGGCCCTCAACCAAAGCGATTGAGTCCTCCAACTCTACGACCGCGTCGTCCAGAGCCTCGGGCACGTCCTTACTTTTGTCGGTGTACTTCTTCAACTCGGCTTTCTTCTTGTCCAACGCGGTACGGAGACCGTCGAGATTAGTCTGCTTCTGCCGTGCGAGACCGAGACGCGCCTCCCAGGGCCGGTCAGCGTGCCCGGTAGGAACGTCATCAACAGCGGTGGCTCCGTTGGTCGGCGCAGCAGTCGGTGCGTGTGACGGACCCGCACCAGCCAGTTTCATGCCGACCTCGACCAGCCAGTCCTTCTTTATCTTGTTCTCTGCCAGCTTACCCTCCATGAAGGCTTCGCGCAGAGCGCCAATGGTGCCCCACCCGAGACGGCGCAGCTTGCGCTCCAGCTTCTCATCGGAGAACCCGAGCCCGGCGATGTCCTGGTCCTCTTGCGACCCGTAGTCACCGGCAGGTACCTGTCCCCCACCATGCGCAGCAGCGGCAGCAGGCGCGGCGGCTTCAGCCTGCGTGAGTTGCTGCGTGAGCGACTGCACCTGAGAACGAAGCTGCTGTAGCTCGGTCTGATCGCCCTCGGGATCGGCTTCAGGGACGGGAAGATCGGGGACGTGCGTCGGGACCAGATCGTCTCCGTCGTCGTCGAAGCCCGCGCCGCCGATGACGACGCAAGGGACGCCGTAACGCTTCGCCGCCGCGACCAATGATTCAATAAACTCCATATTTCTCTCCTATGCTCCTTTAGCAAACGACTCGCGCAGAATCATGATGCGAGCCTCGGCTTGGCGCTTCGACTCGTCAATGACCTGCGACCGTAACGCTTTGGATTTCTTGTCACGCGGACGACTGACTGTCATCGTCTCGCTCTTGCCGACCGTGACGGCCTCGTCTAGTGCGATGTCTTCGGCTATCGCGGCGTCATACACGTCGGCGGTGACCTTGGCGAGCGCAGCGAGTTGGCTTGGTGGGAACAACTCGGCCAGCCGCTCGTGATCCACGACCCGGAACGACCGCTTCACCTGGAACGAGATGGCTCCAGAGCCCTTGTGCGAGAACTTGCTGCGCCCTAGCTCGCGCATCAACAGGAGAATACGGTTTCGCCGCTGCCCCTTCATGTCCTCTAGCGCGTCGATGCGGCTAGCGATGACGCTGTGCTCGCGCAGCAACTCCTCTAACTCAACCGTGCGCGGGTCGTTATCGGTTGCCGGTTTCTTCTTACTCATGGAAGCCTCCCTCAAGTTGGGAGAGCCTAGCGTGCGTCGGTCACCCCGTCAAGGTTGTTCCGGGGAAGCAGGCCACGATCACCGTCTCGGGCGTGACCTCCTCCTGGGGGACCGGGTTACCGCAGCGCTCCAGCGTTGCGATAGCGGAACGCAGCACGATCTGGTGTTCGGCCTGCGTGCGCATCTTGCCCAAGGCTCGGCAGGCCGTGCGGGCGCTAGAACCTTGGGGCACCCGCACAGCGAGGCGGTCCAACAGAGCGTCGTGGAAGGCGCTCAGGAGAGCGCTGTGGGCATAGAGCGTGGTCTCCCCACCGCGACCAGATACGACGACAACCTCGTGCTGTATCGCATCCTCTAGGGCGCTCACGCTCCCCAACCTCGGCACTCACCGTAGCGGATCAGCAGCGCGGCCTCGCTCATATCGTGCGAGGGCTTGCACCTGGTAGTGCGTCGGAAATCGTGGTCGGGCCACTCATCGGCTGCGGCCTTGATCGAGTTGGCCTTCGCCAGCTTCTCGCGCTTCTTCTGGTCCTTCACGTCGGACGGAGCGCTGATGCCCATCTTCTTCTTCCAGTGCGACGGCCACGCAAGGTCGTACTTGATCCCTACCACGTCGAGGATCAACTCCCAGAGCGCGAAGCCGTAGCCAGTCATGAAACTGGCACGCACCGCATTGTTCGCGCCAGCCTGACTCCCGCGCAAGCGCGTGGGCTGCTGCGCTTCAAGCGTGACGTGCGTGACGCCGAGGCGCACCATGTCGCGGGCGATGTCGATGATGCCTCGACGGTCGTACTTGTTCTCGTCCGTCACCGGGATCTTCCAGGCGCGTAGCACGCCTCCCGATAGCTCGGCGACGACCCAGCCTGTCTTGCCAGGGTCGATGCCTGCGGGGATACGTGTGACAGCGGGCGCAATCGTGGGTTCTGTGAAGCCTCCGAGCATAAGGGTTCGGTCAATCATGACTAGAAGAACACCAGGGTCAGGTTCGGTACGCCGTAGCCCCCTGCGGTTTCGCACCAGCCGTTCCTGTCCATCATGCCACTCAGCTTCTCGACCTCGGGAGCGGGATCGCTGGCTCGCAACACAGCGTCGATCTGGGCGCGAAACTCCTTCAAGTTCTTGCGCCCCAACGCCGACAACGGCATCCCCCTGACGTGACTGAACTCGCCGGGTTTGGCCTCGTCCAATCGGGCCTCGTCCAACCATCCTGGCTTACGCATTACGTGCCTCGTGCTTTCCGTCCAGGCCCTCGCAGATGATCCAGCGATTGTCTCGGATCTTCTTCGCGCTCTCGTTATACGTCGGCAGGCGTTCGAGAATGCGGTTGAAGGCGCGGTTAATCAATCCGAGGATTCGACTCCCCTCGGGCCTGCCTTGGATGGCGATGACCGTATGGCTCAGGCCAGAGACGACGCGGTCCACCAGCTTCGCCAAGCGACTAGGGTTCGGGTTCGCCTTGCGCGACTCGTTGTCGAGCGCTCTAGCCACGTCCACCATGCGGATGTTCTTGTGCGGCACTCCGTCGAAATGGTAGTGCCGCTTTATCAAGTCTTCTTCAACCAGGACGCCCTTCGGAGGTTCCGCAGACTCGGCCAATGCCATCAGCAGCTTGCGCGGCACGCGCTTCTTCTTGCGTTCTAGCGTCGTGAAGATGTCCCTCATAGGCCGCTGCTCGTTTCCAGATCCCACGGGCCCCAGTGTCCGTGCATCACCAAGTTCCTTCGCGCTTCCTTCGCTGTATAGCGGTGCAGGTTCGGCTTGATCCGCTGGGCACCGTCGTTGTCCACGCGACCCAGCGCGTAGTAAGCAGCCTTCGGTAGCTGAAGGTCTCGACCGTTGCTCACGTCGATCACTAGGTCGCCGTCCTCTACCCAAGCGTGCCCATACTTGACGCCCTCGATCTTCCCCTGTCCGGTGACCTCACCATGCACGAGCATCAGGCCCGGCCTCGCAGTCGCGCCTGGCGGCACCAGAAACGACACGACGCCGCTGTTATTTATGACGTAGTTCGCCGCTGCCTCGTAGCAGTCTCCAACAGCCCTCATCGGATTGGCCTGCTGACGTGTTTGGTGAGGGGGTCGCCCTTGAACGGGTTCTTCGCCTTCCCAGTGACTCGCGGCGTCGAGCGCCCGAGC